GATGAACCTCCACCACCAGTTGAACCTCCAGGCGTCGGCACAGTTGGCAAAGTTGGAACGACCAGATTCGCTCGACCAGCGTTCTTCGCCGCTTCAGCCACTTTGGCGATCGCTTCGGCGAGATTCTCGTATGCTTCTTTCTCTCGATCTAGCGCGTCAGTCAAACGATCCGAAGCGGTTTCCTGTTGTTCTTTCGCTTTGTTGACCGCATCAAGAAACACCATATAAGTAGCAGACCCGACCACCGCACCACTGACCGCTTCGTTCAACAGATTCTGAGCCTTTGACAAGCCAGTAGTTGCTTCATACTGTGCGTCAGTCGCATCAGACACAGCCAACTTTGCTTGAGCCAAACTGATCTCGGCTTCTCGAATCATCTGCGGATTCGATTCAGGATCCGCACGAACCTCAGCGAGTTTCTTCTCAGCATCACGAACAGCGAACACCGCTTCTTCAACTCGATACCCAGAGTTCTCCACACCGCGTTGAGCCTTCGACAATTCGCGTTGAGCATCTTTGGCTTGTTGCGAATCTGCACCATATCCGTTGATTGCTTTAGTGAAGTTTTCTTGCGCGGTCGTTAGTGCAGTGTTGGCATCGTTCAAAGACTGTTGAGCCTGCACACTGCCCTTCTGCGCACTGGTGAACGCCTTCTGTGCAGAAGTAGACCCTTTCAACGCATCGGTGTACTTCTCAAACTTCTGTTTGGCTGTCTCAACAGTTTTGGCTGCACCGCCTCCTGTGCTTTGAAGACCTGCCAGAGTTTTATTGAACTCCGCTTGAGTTTCCGCGGCTGTCTTTGTCTTACCAGCAAGCGAACCGTAACCAGCCAACATAGGACCGATGAACTTCGTGACAGGTCCACCCGCAGCGATTCCGCGTTGTACCTGATCCAAGTTTCTTAGTTGATCTTGTGTCACGATAGATGCGGCCGCGACTCCAAGGACATCGTTTCGGAACTTGTCAAACGCTGCGCCGGTGACAGCGGTATTCGTTTTAAGACTGTCAAGACCGCCAATGAAAGTTTTCATCGCATCACCAACTGCGAAGAACGCATCTGGACCGCCCTTAATAAATGCGATAACTCCTGCGATTGCGAACCCTGTTTGGATTAGAGGTTTCGCCAAGTCAATGAACACATTCGCTACTTGACCGACTCCTTCGACAACTGCCTGGACGACATCAATCACTTTGGTTCCGAATGTGCCCATCTGTGCAGCAGCAGCGACTAGCGCATCACGCAAACTGCCACCACCTGAAAGTTCATCGGCGAATGCTTGGATGACTGGCACAACATTCTTTTGAATGAACGCGACAAGTTTCTCGGCGATCGGTAGCAACGCATATCCGATTCCTTCTTGCGCTTCGCCGATTGACAGCTTCAATATTTTCAAACGACCAGAGAAGGTATCGGCTGCCGAAGCGGCAGCACCGCCAAACTGTGTGTTCAAAGTTTCAACGATGCTGCTCAAGTCTTTAGACTTCTTCACATTCTCATCAATCGGAACACCTAACTTGGTGAGTGCGCCGATATTCCCATTGAATGCCTTGCCTAAGGCGAGTGAAACTGTTTCGAGTTCAATCCCTGTGGCTGCCGAGATGTCTAGCGCAAGTCCAAGGTTCTTTTGAGCGAAGGTGATGTCACCTGTTGCTAGTGCGAGTGCCGACAGAGCCGGACGAAGCTCATCGTCCGACACTCCGACAAGCATCATCTGTTTCGATATAAATAGCTCGACCGATTTGATCTGGTCATCGGTGGCTTCCATCGTGCGACGCAACTGGTCAGCAAGTTTTTTCTGACTCTCCTGATCATCTGTTGCGGCTTTGATTGCCGAGAACGCCGCAGCACCGATTGCAGCAGCAGCTGCGCTCGCAATCAGCACACCCTTCTTTGCTACATCGAAGACATCGCCAAGCGCATCAGATCCTTCACGACCAAGTTTCTTGAACGCCGTGATTGCGCCGTCCGCGTTGCCAAGAATCTTTACAACGAATGTGCGTTCACCTGCCATGGTGACGCAATTCTACTCAGTTAGCGAGCATCCGTTTGCGCAACTCCGCCCACTCGCGTTGCATGTCACGATGAATCTCAGACTGTGACATACCGTCATATTGTGACAAGTCAACTGGTGCATCCCACCACTTCGGATCCTGCACGATTCGCGCCCACTTACCGCTCCTAGTTTGTCGAGTTGAGCGAATGTTCGGAGTGTTGAAAGTGCGTGTCGGTGCAGCGATGTCGGTGATGGTCGGGTCAATGAACCGCCAACCTGAGTGATGTGTGCGGAATGGTTGACCAGCCTCGTGTTGTGGCAGGTAGAAGATACGAGCAGGATCTTTGGTTGCTGGGTCGCCTTTGAGACGGAGCCGAGCGTGTGTCTCATGCCAAACTTCTTCCCAGTTGTCAACAGGTACAGCCTGTTCGAATGGGATGACAACGTGCCAGTGAGGATTATCTTCGCGATGCGACCAGGTCGTGTACGCAAAGTGGATATACGATCCGATATCACAATTCTCGAATGCTTCACCGTCAAGGTCGGCGACTAACGCCCAGATGTGCGACACGTTGCGATTGCCTCGTGTTGTGTGGTCACGATATGTGACAGGCGAGTACAGCGAACCGTCTGACTTCTTTTCATGTTCTTGATGTTTGCCGAGCATTGAAGCAAACTGCATCCAAGATTCGGCAATGGTCTTTGGATAGACAGACTTGACCGATGGGAACCCGACGACTTCAAACATTGTGCAGAACCTCCTAGGTCAAGGATAGCGAATCCTCAGCGGATTGCAAGCATCACAAACCCAGTTGCTTCACCACACGGTCTATGCCTTCTAGGTATTCTTTGGCGATCTCGTTCTTGCGCTTGCGTACGGTCGGCCAGAAGAAGTAGCCGGACTGACCGCGATGTCTCAAGAATTGTTTAGTTGTCGCTCTAGCACCACCACCAAACTCTGCACCGAAGAACACATCGGCACGAGTCACTTTTGTTCTGCGTTTACTATTCGGACGAGAGGTTGATACGAACGCTTCTTTACCACGCAACGAGATGGTTGGGATGCGATCGTTCTTCGCTCGTAATCCTTTGGCAACTTGTATCGCTTGACTAGCTCGACTAACTGATGCCGCTTCAATCCTGACTTTGCCTTCTAGATCTCTAGCGATCGTGTAGGCGACTTTGCGTATCTCGCCATTGAACTCTTTGCTTGCCTTCGAGAACTTGCGCAAAGTTTCAAACAAGTCTTTGACGATGACTGTGTTGCCTGCGACTGCGGCTTCACCAGCACGACCGAGAGTTCCACCGGTGTCGCCTGGCAGATTTGGGAATGCTGAATATGCCATCAGTTAATCCTTTGCGGTGGGTTCATCTTCACACTCTTCCAGCGCAGATAGCCGAGCATCGTGTACAGCATTCTAGGTGATTCTTGCAGAAGTAAAGATGGAGCGATGTGAGTCTCACACGCTAGATATGCGATCAGCCAGTGAGCGGAGTTTTCTCCAAAGGGTTGATCACCGCAGAATCGGTTCCAACCTCCACACTCTCGATTGTTTCAATCCATTCTTCATACTTCATCGCGGTCTTCTTCGTGCGCTTCTCAGCATGCCACGCCAACCATGCAAGATCGCTGAGGCGTAGTTCTGTTTGGAAGTTTGCGACCGAACGATTCTTCTCTGTTTCGAATGCGATGAAGTCGGCAAACTGTGCGGACACTTTCGTTGTGACGGCGTCCAGCGTTGTTACTTCTAGATTGATTTTCATTCTTACCTCCTGATTGTTTACTTAAGAATTATGAAACAGTTTTTGTGATCGCTCCGCTGATTGGCCACGTTACGTCCGCTGTGTTTAGCTCGCCCACGGCACCGTTTACCAAACTGAACTCGGTGCAAAGTACGCTGAATGTGTAGTGAGGTGATGCGGTTCCTGCTGCGGCTGTGCCTGCTGGTTTGATGATCATCGTGACAGCGGTTGAACCGATCAATGGTTGAACCAATCCGTCAATCGCGTTGTAGTCGTTCATCAATGAAAGTGTGACAGAGTTGTCAATCAATCCTGACACGCGAGTCACTGCGCCACCACTGCCGAACGAAGTTGTTGGTATTTCGGCTGCTGACGTGCTTAGGGTAATTGCAGCCACGCTTGAGGTGATATCTGTGCCATTCAAAGAAACATTTGAGTTGAGAAGGACTAACTTTGCCATGATTATTTATCTCCTGCCGTTTCGGCTTTTGAGGTTGGTTTATCTGCGACCAAGACAATGCGACCCGATTGCAGTAGTGAGTCTAGATGATCAAACTCCTCACCATCAATAGTGGCTGGATATTGTTTACCGAGAACAGTGAAGCCCTCAACTACCTGATACTTTGCCATAACCTAAGCGTACACCACGACCCGAAAGTCAACAGTCAGGTAGGTGGTGTCGTTCGCGTCAACGGTTGCGATATTGGATGCCTCTTCAACTTTCAAAGTCTGGGCATATCCGCCGAGTGTCTGGTCGGCTTCGATGGCGGAACGAATCCCGCTGTCGTAAGACAAATAAGTGTCGAGCAGGTTCTGCGATGTGCGTTCGGCTGCACGACCGACGATCACACTGACGGTGAAGACATGTGTGACGAGCCCTCTGCCCATCGCACCGTGGTAGGTGATTGATTCAAGTGTCGGCCATGCAAGACCGCCGATTGAAGGGTTGACCTGGTCGGGTTGTTGTGCGAATGCGCGAAGGTTCGTGATTGTTGCGAGACGGGTCTGCAATCCTGTTTTGAGTTCGGTG